GTCGGCCGTCAGGCGGTACGAGATCAGCAAGCGGTTGGCGCGGCGCTTTTCGTTGTTGGTGGCGGGTTTTGTTTTGGTCGGTTTACGCGTCATCGGTTTCCCCCTTCACCAGGTTCTTGCCCGGCAGGTATTGTGCCGCCTCGTTGAGGACGGCGAGGTTGATTTTTTTGACGCCGAGATCGTCGGCGATCTCACGGGCGTCTTCGAGAATCATTCGTGCGCGGCGGTAGCCGCCGGTGACGATGGCCCGCCGGCGGATGAAATCGATCTCGCGGGCGCCCTTGACGCCGTAGTCGCCGGCGATGAGTTGAATCTCTTCATGCGACGGGGCGACCAGCGGCACGACGGCGGCCACCCGACTGAGCAGTTGCTCGGGTCGCCGGCCGTATTTCTTTTCGGTCAGCAGTTCTTCGAGGTAGCCCTCGATGCCGGCCATCACCAGGCCGCTGCCCAGCTCGTCGACGATGCCGCGCAGCACTTCGAGCGTGCGAAACTGGATCGTGTCGGCCTCGTCGATCACGATCAGCGGGCTGCCGATCGTGCGCAGGTGTTTGACCAGGCGTTGGCGCAGCGTGCCGATCCCGGCGTAGGTGGGGCCGTTGAGGCCGCTGGCGCGGGTGATGTTGACCAGCGCGTCTTTGGTCGAGGACGCTTTGTCGTGGGCGTAGTACACGGCGCCGCGGGTGCGCCGGTAGGTTTGCAGACCGACGGTCTTGCCGTAGCCGGCGCGGCTGCTGATGCCGATGATGACCCGGCGCCGCGCGGCATGCGCGCAGGCCTGGTGTACGATGGCGAGGTTGCGGGTCGGTTTGATTTCGTCGCCGCCCAGGTGCAACAGGCGTGCGGTGCGTAGCGCGTAGAGCTCAGCTTGGGTGCGGTCGATCGTCGTGCCGTCCATCCACCGGCGCAGGGCGACGGCCACCTGGTCGGGCGTGCCGCGCAGGCCCAGGGCGAACACGAGGGACTTGGGGCCCAGGTTCAGCGCGTCGGCGAAGGTTTGCAGCGCCTGGCGCGGGTCGCGCTCGGCGGCGGCCTTGGCAACATCGCGGGCCTGCTGGTCAATACGTTCGTCTTTGGCGTTGAGCCAGTCTCTGGCAGCCATTATTCCCCCTTCGCTTTCTCGCGTTTACGGTTTTCGCCGAACATGCCGCCCCACGCGGCCAGCTTGCGGGCCGTGTCGGCGTCTTCTTCGTCGGCGGGTGTTTCGGATTTTTCAGGCACACCCTTGGCCAGGTCGGCGGTCTGGCCGGGCGGGAAGCGCGTGACGTTGGGTTTGGCGGCGGCCATCGCGGCGATCTCGTCTTGCCGCGCCTTGGCGTCGTCGTCGATGTGCAGGCGGCCCCGTTGCAGCACGCCCTTGGCGTCGATGGAGCGATCGAGGATCGCGCGGCTGGCGAGGGCGATTTGCTTTTCTTCGGCCTTTTTGGCGAAGAACTCACGGCGCAGGCCGTTTTCGTCGGCGGCGCTCATCGGCGTGATCGGCACCAGTTCGCAGACGTACTTGGGTCGGCGATCGGGCCCGAAGGCGTACAGGTGCACGCGCGAAACGTCTTCGGGGTCGTAGGCGAAAAAGCCCTTGCGGCCCTTGGCGTCCATGAACTTCGGATCGGTGCGATGGGCCGGGCCGTATTTTTGGCCGAACAGCTCCACGCCCCCGGCGTTGATCGTATTTTGCTTGCGCCGCATCAAGGCAAAGTGCAGCTCGCGGTCGGAGACCTTCACCACATCCTGGAAGCTATCGCCGGCGGCGGTCTTGCCGTAGAGGTCGATCCACAGCTGGTCGGGGCTTTTTTTGCCCAGCGACGAATGCGGCGCGGCGTTGTAGGCGGCGACGATGCCCACGGCCAGGTCGTGGGCTTGGTCTTGGTTGAAAATGCGCCCGGCCTTGAGGTCTTGCTTGAGCCGTGCGTCGTCTTTTTTGCGGGTCAGGCTGGTGATGTTGCCGCCGGTATAGGCGTCAAACAGGCGCAGGTAGCTGCCCGAGAGCGTCGCGTACCAGCGCTCCATTTGGGCTTTGGATTCGGGGTTGCGCACGATGGCGTTGTGCTGGTGGACGCCGATGGCTTCCAGGTAGCCTTCCAGGTGGGCGATGGCGAGCTTGCCCTTGTAGACCGTCTGGCCGCGGCTGTCTTTGTTTTCGTACTCTTTGCCGTTGTCGACGTAGAGTTCGTCGCACAGGCCCCAGGTGCGCCAGCCATCGCGCAGGGCGAGCATGGCCGTGGCCCCGTTGACCTTATCGACCAGGCGCCAGGCGACGATGCGCCGGGTACGAATATCCATCCAGGTGAGAAACCACGGCCGAATCGGCTTTTGGTAGCCTTCCCAGTTGACGAGTTGATCCCAGGCCGTGCCGTCCCCCATCCAGGTGCCCATGCAGCGGATCTCAGACCAATCGCGGTAGACCGGCCGGGTGAAGTTCTTGCGCACGGTGCGCGCCGGGTCGCCGCCGCGTCGCCGCGCCAGCAGCGCCGGGGCGAACTTGCGCACGTAGTAAGCGAACGTGCGTTGGGGCATTTCGGGCAGCTGCCGCTTGGGCGCCTCGCGCCGCAGTTGCTTGTAGCCCAGGTAGGCCTGCTCGATCGTGGGCGAAATGCGGTTGCCGTAGACGGTGAAGATGCTGGACTTAATGGCATCCCAGTCGTATTTGGCCGCGTTGCTGTTGCCCTTGCGGCCGTCATCGAGGGCGGTGTTGCCCTGGTCGGTGTACTGGGCGACCCAGCGGCGGATCGTGCGCTCGTGCACGCGGAAGGCTTCCGCCTGCTCGGCGATCTTGGCGCCTTGTTGCCCCTGGGCGGCGGCGAGCACGGGGCCGATGATCTGTCGGCGGCGGGCCTGGGCGGCGTTGAGGTCGGCCTCGTCGTCGCGATGCGTCGGCGCTTGGGGCGCGGCAGCCTTGTCGGCCAGGTAGTTGAGGATATCGGCCCGCGCGAAGACGGTGCGGGGCCCGCCCTGGCCGCGCCGCTGGTCGGTGGCCCAGCCGTGCCGGTCGGCGAGTTGCCGCACCCGGCGGGGCGTCAGGCCCAGCAGCGCGCCGGCCGCCCGGCCGTCGAGCCACACCGGTCGCAACGTCGCGACGGGCTGGCTGAGGCTTTGGCGGTCGGCTGCGGACATTTATGCGCTTTCCTTTAATAAGGCCTGGTGGTTCCTGAACGCTTGAATGCGCCGCCAGTACCACCGGTAGGGGTTCCCCAAGTTATTGATCACGGCCCACTCGGCGCCGTGAAAAAGGTCGCGGGCCATTTGTTCGGGTATGGCGTCGGGGTGCGCTTCGAGGTAGCGCTGCGCGCGGCGGCAGAAATCCTTGCGGGTCAGCAGGCCGCCCAGGCGTTGGAAGCGGCGGCACAGCTCGAAGTAATCAAGGCGCGGGGTGGCCAGCTCTTTGACCAGCGCGTTGAGCCGGTGTTGGGCGTCGCCGAGGCAAACGCCCTTGGCGACCAGCTGGGCCAGCCGATGGTCGAGGGGGATGGCCCGCACGGTTCTCATGAGGCGATCCGCCGCGTCAGCGGCACGAGTTCGCGCTGATCGGGCAGGTTGAACGTCAGGTCGGTGAGAAATTCTTCGCGGTCGCGATCGCCCATCGAGTCGTAGTCGTCGCAGCCCTCGACCACGCGGTTGAGCACGAAGCGGTAGGAGTACGTGCGGGCTTTGCCGTTGTCGCTGAGCCAGCGGCCCTTTTGGCAGCGCACGCGTTTTTCGCCCAGTTCGCCGCCGGCCACCGGCCGCAAAAAGGTTTTGCAGTGCCCGCAGTTGGCGCAGTGGATGGGGCCGGTCATCGCAGTGCCCCCACTTTTCGGGCGAGATCCTTGAGCATCGCGTGGCAGGTGTTGACCGTTTCTCGTCGGCCGTCGGCGATGAACTTGGCCGTGTCGAGCGGCGCGCCACTGAACGCGGCGCCGGTGACCAGCCAGTGCAGGTCGAACCCCAGTTTGGCCAGCCGCGCCAGCGAGTCGGAGGTCAGGCCGTAGCGACCGCGCTCGACACCCGAGATCGTGTTTTGGCCCATGCCCGTGCGCTGCCCGAGGTCGGCTTGGGTGTAACCGTTGCTTTTCCGCCACATCCGCAGGCGTGATCCGATGTGTTCCATCAGTTCGCCTCCGGGGCCAGGGCGTTGAGGAGCCGTTCGACCATTCGTTCCAGCCGGTCGATACGATCCAGCAGCGCCGGATCGGCCAGCGGCGGCGCGGGCTTCGGGTATTTGCGGCTGTTCTGGTTGCCCAGGCGACGGTCGATCAGGCCCTCGTCGCCCATCGCGAAATAGCGCGACTGCCAGCGGCGAATCGTCCGCTCGTTGACGCCGTGCTTGAGCGCGAAGTAGCGGATGACCTGGCCGCGCTCGCCGATGGCGGTGTTGTAAAGCTGGTGAATGAGCCGTTTGCGGAACGCCACGCGGGGGTCGCGGGTGATGTCGTAATCGGTCGGCGGCCAGAAGTGCCGCGGCGCGGCCTGGTTGACCAACCGGCCGGTGCGCCAGGCGTCGATCAGATGGGCGGCCCATTCCTGGAACGCGTCGGCGCGCTTGGTCTGCGCCTTCATCGCGATCCAGAACAGGCCGATGGGCGAAAAAACCTCGGTGTCGTATGACTTTCCGTCAGTGGCCGTCAATTTGACGGGTACTGAATTTCGCCGGATTTGCGGGTTTCGTTCGAGTAACTTGTCGATGGCTTTTTGCGGGTCGGCGTAGCCCAGGCCCTCGCCGATGGCGCGGCGGGTGAAGTGCGGCGAGCCGTCGACCAGGCAGGATTCGACCAACTCGACGTTCTCGAACCGAAACGGCGTGAGCATGGTATCCAGGTGCCTGTCGTATTGGACGGGCCTGGCGCGGTAAACGACGGTCGCGCCGCAACGGTCGCAACAGACGACGCCGATGTCTTCGCCGTTGACGTTGGCGTTCTCGACCTGGGTTTCGTCGTCGCCGAGAAACTTGCGGCACGTGGGGCAATAGGGGCTGTGTTGCGGTTTTTCGTGTTGCATCAGTTCGCCTCCGCCTTCTCCACCGTGGGCAGGTGGGTTTCGGCGAATCGGTGAACGACTTGCATGGCCGCGTCGAAGCCGTCGCGGAATTGGCGACGGTCGCTGATGTGCTTTTTGATCGCCAGCGCCTTCAACTCGTCGGTGGCCAGGTTCTCGTCGCCGATGACGAAGTGGGCGTCGGGGCAACCGCAGGCCGTGGTGACCTCGCAGTAGCCGACCTGCGCGCCGAACATCTGGTGTGATGTCGTGACCGGCCCGCCGCACATCGGGCACTTGCCCTCGCCGGCGGCCGCGCGTTCGCGCAGGTGGTCGAGCGGCGGCGCGGCGATCTCGGCCGCGCCCTTCTTGCTCTTGTTCATGTCGCGCTGTTTCGGGTTCATGGCGATAATGTGGCCCTCTGTTTCGATCCTCATGATTATTTCCCCCCTTGTTTGAGAACGAGCCGGGCGGCGGATTCGCGCGCGGCCAAGGTTTCTTTATCGAGCGTGACCCGGCCCAGGTCGGCCAGGGCCTGTTCGTGCTTGCCCGCCAGCGTCAGGCCCAGCGGGCCCAGCAGCGCCGCCAGCGGCGTGTAATCGTTGAGCACGAGGCACGTGGCGATCAGCACATCGGCGGGCAGGCGGTTGGCGTTGGTTTCGGCGCACCAGGCGCCGAGTTGGGCGGCGGTTATTTTGCGACCCAGCAGCAGCGTCAATTTGTCGCAAAGCTGGTCGCGCGAAAACTTGGATTTGCGAATGATTTCAGATAGCAACGTCGCGGCTTCATCGAGGACGCCCGAGAGAAGCCCGCCGCTGTCTAGCAAGGAAAGTGCCAATTGCAATGTCGCGGCATTCTTTTTCTTAGACATCGACACCCCCGGCCCGTTTTGGTAGATTCGCGGTCGAAAGGGGGAACGCCATGCGATTTTGTCCGTTGATCGGCGAAAAAGGTTGCCGCGAGGATTGCTTGTTTCGGGCGGACTTGGAAAAGGTTGGGCTGCCCGACGCGAAGGGCGGCGTGCCAAACGTGTTTGCCGAAACCTGGGGCACACCCCAGTCGCAGTGCGGTTTGCTGGTGGCGCTATCGGTTTGCGCGGAGATCGCCTGCCGAACAGCTGGGCAGGATGCCATTGACGAAACCCGCGCCATTGAGACGGTGCGCCGCATGGGCGTCGAGAGGTTTGAGGAGGCGTTTAACAACGACTTCCGAACAAACCCGAATATCTCTGGACCCTCGCCGGTTGCCGCGGCGCAGGGCCGGATGAGGGCGTTGCGAGCGAAAGGGGCCGAGAAAGGGAGCGATCCATGAGTTCGCGGGATGCTTGCGCGATCAGCTTTTCTTCCCGCCGCCGCGCCAGATACTCGCGCCGCAACGAGTCCTCGGCGGCGCAGGCCTCGTGGCTCGGTTGGCACGCCTTGCGCAGCCGCCGTGCGATGATCGGCCAGCGGGCGAGCCTTTTGCGCTCGGCCCCGGTGAACATTTGACCCGCCGAGAACTTCGGCGTCGTGAGAAAAAGGGCCACACGGATACGCAGCGATAGGCCTTGAAATACGTGAAGCATGACCTTCCCCCTGGAGTGTGGTGTTGAAATAAGCCGACCCGGCAGGGGCACAACTCCCAGCCGGGCCGGACACTAGGCGCACACAAACGCCGCCTGTGAATCTTGCCGATTCGGTTTGAAGGACGGTGTGTTTTGTGTGCATGAAATTGACCCTTCGTTGGGTTCGAGAGACAGTTTATAACCCGTTTGTTCTAATTGTCAAGAGAAAAATGAGCAATACTCGTGAGAAAACTATCCCGCCCTTTCGCGCCAGGATTGCTGAAATCCGGCAGCGAGAAGGCTGGACACAGAGCGAGATGGCAGATCGGCTTGGGGTGACCCAGTCTCTCGTTAGCCTTTGGGAGCGGGGTAAAGGCTCGCCGACCGTTGAGCAGTTCCTCGTGTTGGCTGGCGAATTTGGCTACGATCTCGGCTGGTTGTTGACGGGGACGCCACTTCAGCGTACCGCGGTCGAGGACCTACCCCAGCCGGTCGTGACGTTCTCGCGCGCTGGCGGCGAGCCACAGGGCATGAACACGGCCGACTACCTGGCCGTGCCGCTTTTGGCCGACGCGGTGGCGGCGGGCGAGCCGATGATCAACAGCCCCCCGGGCTGTTTGCCGTCCGTTTGAATGATCGGGTTATCACCACATGGGTACGGCGCGACCAACCACCTTTTATTTTGGCGGCAGAAAACCGGGCGGTTTTTGATGAACGGCTTCTGCCGATCGCGTCCGGGCAGCCGTTGAATGAGGTCATTCTTGGCCGTGTGATCTGGCAGTGGAGCAGTTTGGAGGGGCTATGAAACGAACCGTCGTATTTCTGGCTGTTTGCATCGTTTGTGCGGCGTGCGCGACCACGAAAACAACCTCGAACGCCGAGGGCATCCGCACGCTAACCGAAATTCGCCGGTGGCGCGACCCGAGCGCGGGGCGCCTGTTGGTACGGTTCGAACTCGCCGAACCGGACCAGTCTGATCGCGTGGTGTGCGCCGCGATGAAGCGAGCGATGGATAAACTGCTGCGCGAAACGAAAGCGGATGCGGTGCGGTTGGATGTGTTCATTTTCGACGGGACGATGCAGATCGCCCTCGCCGAAAAGAAAAGGAAGGGTGGCTGGGCGACAATCGGGATCACCGCGCCGCTATTCGGCGACGTTCGCGCCCGCGGAACGTATATTGAGTGCGCCAAGGAGTTGAACGAGTGGGCGGAAGAAGGCCGAAAAAAAACGAGAAAACAATACAGAAAAAAGGTGAACCGCCACAAAAAACCGTGACCGTCACAGCCCGCGCCGGTTGGTCAACTCGATCTCGGAAAGCACCTGCTCGCCCAGCTCGTCGCCCAGTTTTTCCAGCGCCCACTGCTCGATCGATGACCACGCCTGATCCATGAACGGCTGCGGGCGAATGCCCGGGTGCATGACGCCGCGCCGCATGATCGCGTCGCCGCCGCCCGCGGGCCGAAACTTGAGCGCCCGCTTGCGTTTGGGGCGGATCGGGTAGGCGCGTTTTTTGGGGCCGAATTTGCCGGTGCCCTCGTGGACGTACAGGCCGTATTCGACGCTGGGGCCCACGTAGCAACCGATCGACTCGAAGACGCCGAGCTCGCCGGCGGGCACCACGATGATCGAGCGGGCCAGGTCGGTGCGCTGCTTGGGGGCGCGGTCGTAGGCCTCGTTGCGCAAGCGTTCGCCGATTTGCAGGATGGTTTGGCGGGCTTTTTCGGGGAACGTCACGGGCATCAGTCGGGCCCGACCAAAGCCTTTTCGAGCGCGGCCAGGCTCTTGCCGATGGCCTCGTCGTTGTCGCCGGCCGAGGCATTCTCGGCCGGCTGGTACCCGGCCTCGGCGCGGGCCTCGTTGGTGTCGATCACGCCGCCGGCCAGCAGCTTGACGATGCGGTCGGCGTCTTCAACGGCGGTGGTGGCGTCGATGCGCTTAAAGGCGATCTCGGCCAGGCCCAGCTCGCGAATCACCGTGCGGTTGAGCGTCTTGGCGACCTTCTCGCGCACCGGCTGCAACGTCACCTGGTCGAACACGAGGATCTGCCCGCCGACCTCGCCGCCGCCGCCCAGGCTGCCGGCGCTCATGATGCCCAAAAGCCGTGGCGGCACGCCGTGCGCGCCGATGATCTCGTCGCGATTGTCCATACGCAGCAGGTGAAAACTGCCGTCTTTGGTTTCTTGACCGAGCTTTTCAAAACGCACCGTCACGCCCAGGTCGGGCAGCGGCAGGTACAGCGTGCGGTGGGCGTTGTCGACGCCCTTGAATTCGTTGGTCAAAAAGTTCTTGACCGCCAATTCGACCTCGGGCGTGAACTCGCCGCCCTCGACGATGATGGCCAGGGCGGGGATCGCGCTGTTGGCGAAAAACGCGGCGTTGTGGTCGATGGCGTTGTTGTCCAGCGCGATGGCGCGCATGGCGCTGATCCACTTTGGCAGGCCGTAGCGGCGGTCGCGCAAAAACGGCGTGCGCAGGGCGATGACCTCGTGCAGGCCCGCTTCGC